ACTTCAATTCTTTCTATACCACCTGCTGTAGCAGAATCTCTTGAAGCTTTTTGGTTTAAATATTGTGCATAATCTGCTTCTGATAAAACTTCTTCTGCAGATGCGTCATCAGCATAAGCAAAAGTTAATTTTGTTGCAGATGCTATACTTTGTGAAGCACTTAATGTAAGTGTTGAACCATTGATTGCAGAAATTGTTGGTTTAGGACTTGTTGTAACACCATTACCAGTTACTTCCATACCAACTGTCAATTCGTCTACTGTTTCTGTTAATACAACAGTTGTACTACTTGATACTGTTGCTGCAACAATCGCACTTGCACTTAATGGAACAGTTTTAACGGGCATATAACTATTTGTTAAGAATTTTTCAGCATCAGCAACAGAAACTGTATACATATATTTCCATGTATAACCATCTGATTCTGCAGTTGGGTCAGTCAATGTTTGAGTAGGTTGAATACTAGAAGCACCACCACCTGCTTTGATACATTTATAAACTTTAAATTCTGATGTGATAATATAAAATGCTTTATCGAAAATTGATGCATCATCTGAATCCCATGCATAATATGAGTTACCTGATGTCCATGTATATCTTGGTACAACATGTGATATATCAGTAGATATAATCTTTTTCATACCTATAAGGTTTGCTCTTGCTTCACCTAAAACGTCAAGATTATCGCTTGGTAATGTTGGTGTAGTATCAGTCGTATCAGATGTTGTCAAAGACCATACGTCCGATTTACCAATAGCCACATATACACTTGACCCTGCTACTTGTTCTTTAAAGTGTTTAGCATTTAAAGTTCTAAAATTTGATGTGATAATTGCTGCCATTCTTCTATCCTAGTTTATTCAATATGTACAAAAGTACTTGTATTATAGTTATTTATATCAGTTGAGTCAATACTTTGTAATGTTTTATCGTTTAAAAACTCAATTGTTTGATTACTGTTATAAAGTCTAGCTGTATCGAAATAGTTGCTAGTTCCTTTTCTTTGTATGTAGTTATTATTTATAATGGTTCTAAAATTTGGATTTACAACCTTTACTCGATGTTCTGGTAAAAACTTATCTGCCGATTGTGTAGATGTCATAATAGAACCAGTTGTTTGTACTGGATTTACTTTTACTTCTGTTATAAGTGTATCAACATCATTATGATTTAAATTTATAATGCTCTTATGTTTTAATTCTGGCACTCTTAATTCGTTGCTTGCACTACTACCTAATCTTATAACTGGGTCTAATATATAACCCGAACCTGGTTCAGATATATTTACACTATTAATTTCGCCATCTGAATCAAGTGTAAAGTTAGCTTCAGCTAATACATTACTAGATAATAAATTACCATCAGCATCTTTTGCTGTAGGTTGTGGAAATATTATAGTAGGTGCTGAACGATAATTTTTATCAGCTAATCCATAAAAATCTATAGAGGCAATTGAACTAGCATTTGAATTTGCTGCTACTGTAGCAAATAATGATTTCCATCCTGAACCTTCTGAATTTATTATAATATTATCTATGTCTAATCTACCATTAGCATCTAAACCAATAGTTACTGATGGAGTAACTCCTGTTTGGCCTTCTAATTCGATACCATTAAATGTGATTGTTGGTAAAGGTGATGCTGGATATCCAAATCCAGGTTCTGCAATACTAATTGATTGTAGAGCTCCATCTAAAGTAGTTGCCGTAACAGTTGCTGTTTCACCAGTAAATGTATGACTTGTTCCTGTTCCTAAACCTGTAATATCTATTTCTGAACCACCTTCTGTTGCAGAAAGTTTTACTTTTCCTGCATTTGATGATATAATATAATATTGTCCAGTATCAGATAATCCACCAATTGCAGTTCCTCCACCTGAACTATACGTTACTCTAGAATTTACTGGTAAAGCAGCTTGTTGAGCACTTGTTAATTTAATTGTATTATCTGCAAGATGAATAATACCTGATAAATTTGATGGTGTTTCTTCGTCACTTCCATCAAAAGTAATTGCTGAAGGTGCTGCAATAGTTACAACAGGTGTTTGATAATCTTTACCACCATTACTAATTGCAATAGAACTTACTCCACCGTTTGTAAGACTTGCAGTTAAAACTGCTGCAGTAAATCCTGATGGAGTTCCAGCATCTGATGTTGTAATTGTTGGAACACTTGTATAACCGCTTCCTCCAACTAAATTACTAAATGCATTTATAACACCTGTTTTTAAAGATACTGATAGTGTACCTGTTTTATGAATATAAGCATCAGCACTTGGTAAGAATGTTGATGCAAACATTTCAACAAGTAATGGAATATCTTCTGGTCCAACAATACCTGGTTGTCTATTAGGCATTGCTGATAAAACTTTTCTTGCAATCTTAATTAAATTATCCCATAGTCTTGTATTTTGTTCACTTGTATCAAATTCATCTTCACCTAATACTGCTTTTGTTAATTGTAAGAATATTAATATTTCTGCAAAATAAATAAATCCTGCAGGATGAACAAGTCTATCGTATGATAACTCCCAATCACTTAAATTTTTACCAGTTTTAATTAAATAAGAAAACTTTTGAAACTTTAAACTATCTTGTACTACAATACTATCTGATAAGAAACCTTTGTTATCTAAATACTGTCCACCTTTTGTTAAGTTAGGATTAGCATCCCAATTACCTGATGAAGGTATTAATACTTTATCGTATGGAAATTCTACTTCAGCAAAATCATTAAATAATATTTTAAAGAATATTTCAATTGAATCTGATGAACCTCTTAATCTGTAAAAGTCTATAATTTGCTTATAAAGATTTCTTTTATTTACAGTCACAGCTCTTGGAATTGTAGCAGCAATTTCTTTTTGCATTAATTCTAAATAATTATCTTCATTTGTATCAATATCCATTGCTTCTTCAATGGTATTCATTACATAAGATGGTCCAGGACCAACCCAGTATTTAACAATAGTAGTTAATTTAGCAGTATAGTTATTATAAGCATCTAATCCATTAACTGTAAACGTCTTACCTATTTCTGATGTTGATGTTGCCAGTGAACCAGGCAATTCATTACCATTTGTAATTGCAACATTAATATCAGTTAAAGCAATGTTAACTGTTGTGCCGTCTGGCGCTGTAAGTACCAATGTAGAATCTGCACCCGTTTCATCTGTAAAAAATTTATTGTTATCGTTATTAGGGTCAGGAATTCTAAATTGAGCCAAACCACCTAAAACAATATCATCAAAACTTAAAGTTTCTTGATAAATAAATTCATCCATATTCATGAATGTATAATAAGCTTGTAAGAATTTATCTAACTTATCTTTATTTTCAAGAATCTCCGATGGTATTATAGAATCAAGACGAACATCTTCTTTTGTTTTATGTAATGTTCCGGTCTCTACACCTATAGCACCTGGAGTTAATGTTCTTTTAGTTGGCATTATTTAAATCTTGATGTTGTTGTATAATTAATAGAACCAGCTGAACCTGCAACTGCAATCGTATCAACTTCTGGTACAATAACAACGCTATTATTATCAATTGATAATAATTGGTCTCTTTTTGGGGCTAAGTCTAATGAATTAGGTATAACAGTTATTTTTATTTTATCTGTTGTATCTGGTCTAAAACTATTTAATATAATAGTACCTTTTAATACGTCTATAATTCCAGCTTCATTAATAACAGTTACATTTATATCATTTACAACTTTATAAACAATTACTTTTCTATTTGTTGAACCAATAATTGGCTCATCTCCAAAGAAGTGGTCTATGTTATTTATTTTAAATGCTGATGATGTGAGAACAAAATCTGTTGATACACCTGATTGATAAAAAGGTGAACTAAATGTTAAACTAAAATTATTATCTGCATTATTTAATGGTGTAATCTCTTGAAACATTCTTGGACGCACCATTGTATTGAGTATTGATGGGTCAGCACTATCGATTGCTCTTGTTAATTGTGAATGTCTAAACACACCATCAAATTTATTTAAGTTATTAAAATTATAATCCTTAATTGTATCTCTTACAACTGATTGTAATTCAACTGAACTTCTATCTGTTAAGTTTGGATTATATTTAAAGTTAACATCTAATTCCAAATTTGTAAAATTAGGGTCAACAATTTCTGGTGTAATTGATACAACGTTTTTACCTTTTAATATTGCACCAGTAATATCTGTTTTTTCTGCAGTTGTAAGTGTTTCGGCTAATAAAGGTTTTATTGCAATATAAACTTTACCATAATCAGGTGGGTCATTATCTTCTCCACCCCATGTTGATATTGAATCAATATTACTAAATTCTTTTTTAATAATAGATGCGTAATCGTCAGAAGTAACAGCTCTGTTTTGAGCAATAAAAGTAAGTGGAGCATTAAATCTTATTGACTCCATTGTTTCTGCTTCGACACCACCTATAGCATTTGTAACTGTTGTAACAGAAATTGTTCCAAATCCACCAATGTTATCTACCATAGAAAATGTATTTGCACCATTACTTTCTGTACCTTCAGTTATAACATAATCAATTGTGACAATATTATTATTTGACGGTTTAAATCCAGTAACACCATCACCAAAATATATTTCGTAATAACCACTTGGATTTTCTTGTAAATAATAAACTTTAGATGTTGAATCTAATCCTCTTAATGTTTCAAAAGGAGTATATATTTC